AATATATTAGAACTAGTAGATATTGATATCCCAACAACCTCTGATAAGGTTGAGTTTTATACTGTTGACCCAGAAACCTTTTCGTTTGTAAAATTTGGCACAGATCTGCTTGGTACGAACAATAGCTGGAAAGTGGTATCAATGTATGTAATAACTACAGAAGATATTGCCGATCTATCAATAGGTGTTCAGACATCGAGTAACATAATCGCTAAGATAAAAGAAGGCAGTGGAATACTGTCTGATTTTTCTGTAGTGCTAAATAACAACAACATTAACTTACTTAATGTAACCCAGAATACACCAATAAGAATAACGCTGTTCTTTTCTGTCCTAAAGGGTGACTGGGAAGATGGTGAAATAGAAATGATATGGAGTTACCCATAATGGCATCTGATATTGAACTACTTGAAAGGGCATCGGAACTACAAGATAAGATAATGAATAGTGGCGCTGGCTTAATGTCGGTAGAAACAGATAATGGTGAGGTTCTTGCAGCCATAGAAAGAATGTTTGGAGTAAATACTAATGTTATTACATTCGAAATGTTTACTCAGGCAGTTCGTGGACTTTATAGAGCCGGTATAATTCATGGGTATGAAAATGCTTAATGGAATAGTTTCATTTACTGGTGACAATGACAGCGAGAATGAACTAAGTGAAGCATCTAGGGCTGAACTGTACACAAGAATATATAAGTGGGCAGCAGAAGACTTCACATCAGTTGCCGACCAGAAGGCATTCATAGAAGACTTACTCAAGTGGGCAAGGTCAGTAGAAAAGAGACTCACTAAACTTGGATACAATTTAGCAAGCCATACACACCCAGTACTACCACACTGGCATGTTGGTGCTGGCCCACAGGTTGGCGGACAAACAACACTGATGCCAAAAAGTGCAGATAGACTAAGATGGCCTAATGAGCCAATGTTTAAAATGATTCAGAATACAACTGGTGCTAGATCCAATCTCAAAGAAAACAAAATAATAGACAATAGAACACCAAAGATAGGTGATGTTGAATTTGGAAAAACTGGCAGACAAATGACTATACCAATACTAAAAAATAAGAATTTTAATAAGGTAATAATAAAGTCATGATACTAAAATCAGAAAGCAAAAAGACTGGAACTAATAACAGCGCAAGAGACCTGTCTCTTATTATCTCAGAGTTCTCCAACACCATTGCAAAATATGAGTGTGAGTCAAATATACCAATAACAATGTGGGTCGAACTAGAAGAAAATAAAAACGACCTAATAAGAACAATCAATATAGTAAATGATGAAGATGTAGACCTAAAAAAATATGATCCAAATAATGATATTCACTCTGTAATATGGGAAGGCAATGATTCAAAGCCATACAAAACCGAGCACGGAGACTATATAAACAACACGAATATTTCCTCGAATAATTGTAATTTTTGTAATCCAATAAAGGTAGACTTCAACCTGAAACTACAAAAACCATCAATAAAAGCAAATCTAGAACTATCAATAGATATTGGAGACATGATGTTTTCCAGTAATGCGCCAATAGTATGTTCGACAGCACTAGTAATGTCACAAGGTTGCATTCCTGATTTAGTTAGGATAATAGGCATGTTACTAATGGCACTAAGCACGATCATATCCTCAGTAAATCTCGAGTCGTTATCATTGTCCTCGTTTATATCGGCAACACTAGGTGCAGTATTAGATATATCAATCAAAAAAGGTATGTTTATGTTTAGCGTGTCCGTTTCTAAAAGTGAATGTCTGTCCGCAATGATAAAGGAGATAATATACTATCTACCAACAAGTCAATCAATGAATGATAGATTAGATCCAGAACTACTAAAGAAATTTGGACTATACAATAGAAATCCAACAAATTATATTAAGATGTTTGAAACCTTAGATAAAAGTCTGACTGCAAATGGCAAGGATGGTATTGACAGGGCATTTGATGGAATGTCTCAGATGACATCAGTAATAGATGATGCCATACAGAATGTAAATGATTGGCTAGAAGGTTTATTTGGTTTAAGTAATTATATTCCATGCGAAAGAGAAAGAAGTAACTCTAAGCCTTCCACCCTAATAGAGCAAATAATGAATTTAATTACCATGATAAATACTATAAGGGCGATAATAGATAAGAAATACCAAAAAGAACAATGTAGCTCAGTAGATACACCGGCAGATGGAAGAAACAACACATTAACTCCAGATGATATTATTGACATAATTAATGATATAATAGACATAGATAAAATCATTAAAGATAATGATGGTAATACAATAGCAATTATACTACCTTCAGTTGGAATGAAAACTGTTTATCTTGACACATTTGGGTGTAATCTTCCACACTTTATGGACTTTGTTACTGATATGTTTAATAATCCAGAATACGAAACATCTTTACCGGTGACTAGCAATACCAATGTTGTTATGGGTGAGAGCGAAGATCAGAGAGCCACTTATGAGTCTGACTTATTTCAGTCGACCAACACAATAAGAAACCCGTCTTCCAGCTATAATGCTAAACGCCCCACAGTAATGAAAATAGAAGACGTAGATGAAAATCAAAAACTAGCTGAAGATTATATTAATATATCTGATACACTAACTATCGTATCTGGACTAATTAACAGAATAAGAGAAGATAACATTGTATCTCAGGAACTAATAACAAGAAATCCTATTCCAGAAGATAATTCTGGCTCTGAACAAAATAAACCGATTAGTGTTTATCACAATGAACCAAGCGAGAAGTCGATAGAGGATATAATGAGAGAATTAGATACGTTATCAATGAACAGCAATGTAATCATGAGCACATCAGGGGAATGTAAGAAATGACCGAAGTATTAGCCACTATCAAAAGTGATAGATTCCGCAAAATAACAAGTGGGTCTGCGTCACGTTTCGGCGCATATATAATGGGGAAACGCTACGTAAGTGGTGAATATAACCTTTTTGAATATGGCAGGATATTAGATACAGAGGCCTTGGCTGCAAAAGCCGTAAGTAGAAAAATAGCAGTTACCTTTAGGAATGGATGGTCGATTAAGTCTGAAAATGTTAAGTTTCTAAAAAGAATTAAACAAAGACTTAAGGAGGTTGAATTTGTTACAGACACATCATTTGACACATTACTGGATCAGATAGTCAGAACACTGTACATCCATAATAACTGTTATGTGCTAATAACAAGAAGCGCAAAATCCTCAACCTCTAAAGGGAATAAAAAGCAACCAATAGCTGGATTATCAGTTCTACCAGTTGAAACAGTAGATATACTACTTGATCCTAATGGTAATATTCTTGGATATAAGCAGAGGGTAGGCGCGTGGAAGAAAGAGTACAATAAGGATGAAGTCATTCATATTGCATTAGATAAACGTCCAGGCATGATACTAGGAACCCCTCCATTAGAATATGTCAAGGATGACATCATAGCTCTTCGTAAAATTGAGGAGAACGTAGAATTACTTATTGATAGAAGTATCTTCCCATTACTGCACGCAAAAGTGGGTAATGAAAGTAATCCTGCCACAATTCTACAAGATGGAACATCTGAAGTTGATCACATTGCATGGAAACTAGAAACAATTGATAAGACTGGTGGGCTTGCTACTAATGAAAGAGTAGAGATAAAAGCTATCGGGGCAGAATCCTTGGCACTACGTGTTGAATCATATCTTAACTACTTTAAGTCTAGAGTACTAATAGGTCTTGGAGTTTCAGCTATTGATTTAGGAGAAGGTGATTCTTCAGGTAGATCAACAGGTGAAGTTTTATCATTAAATATTATCGACACAGTAGAACAATATCAAAAAGCAGTGGAAACATTTTTTAATAAGATCTTCATGGAAATGTTGTACGATGATAAAATGATAAAGAACATATATTCAGTAACAGAAGAGAATGAAGTGTATCTTGATTTCCAACCATCCTCACAAGAAAAGGATATTAAAACTGGATCTCATTATGCAGATCTTTATGGGAAGGGTGTTGTTACTGTTAATGAAGCTCGTGAAAAAATTGGCAAAAAGGCTTTAACAAAGGACCAAGAGAAAGAGATGTTCCATAAAAGGACAGAGAAGAAAGATGAAGGGTCTAAGCTTTCAGGGAATATAGCTAAACCAAAGAATCAACATACAAAATCTTCCTTGGATATGAAAATACCAAAATCACTCGTATCTAATGAAACTAGAAACTATGCCCTAAGTAAAATATCTTCTGTTGTAGATAGACTTGAATACGGTATTGATGATGAGGGTTTGATTAAAATATCCGAACGTGTTCTTGACAGACTCATGTCAAACATAACATTATCTCAGGAAGAAACAATAAAAGAAGAAGTCACGAATTATATACTGGAGTAAATAATGACTAAAAAAGGACCCAAGAAAATTGTAGTAACTATTGACGCTACCCATTCAGGTATTGTTAATGGTAACTATTTCATGTATCTTCCAGATGGAATGAAGATGGGTGAAGATTCATTTACAATGCCTTATAATAAACCTGTAACTGATGGACATCCTAAATTCTATGAGAATGAAAAAGAAACACCAGTAATTGGAAGAATCATAGGAGCCAAGTATGAGTCCTATGGACTAAATGATACTATGGATAGATTAAATCCAAGATCAGAGAATATAGTTGACGCTGTTCAAGAAACATATAGAATGCAATTAAAGGATAAGAATTTTAAAGGTTTAGGACACATGCAGGTTCAGGCCGAAATTACTGATCCTGAATCTATTAAGCAGGTTGTTGATAAACGTAAACTCACTGTTTCAATTGGTGCATACCTAGATAATGCAAGATGTTCAGTATGTGGTTCAAAATGGGGACAATGTGAACATGAAATTGGCGGTTCTTATGATGGTTTGTCTGCGTTTAGAGTTGGTGGAAGAATGAAGTTCGATCATCTCGCTTTTGTGAAAACGCCAGCCGATGAAAATGCTATGGTTTCTAGTGTAGAAATAAAAGATAATAATGATGGATCATTTAATATTATGGTCTATGATGAAGTACAAATAATGGAGTTTACAGAAGTGAAAACATTAAAAGAAGTATTCATTGATTCCTTTAATGCTATGATGGCTGGATCTGAATCAAGAGTGATCAATAAAGAACTCGCAGATTCATATGCAGATGCATCAGTTAAAGGCAGACAGCACTCTTACTTGTTTACGGATACAAAAGAAGTGTATTTAAAAAATCCTCTCGGATTAACTGTTGCAAAATTGGTTGTTGATGGAATTGAAGAGACTGAAGTAAACAAGGAAGAATTAACTGCTCTTAGAAATGTTATTGACACATTGATTGAAAGTGGTAAAATTCTCCCACTAAAAGCTGAAGACGAAAGTTTCCAGGGTATTTTCGACAAGATGACTGAAGAAGTAGTTGCAAAAGAACCAGAAGCAGTAGAAGATAATAATACTGCAACTATTGGAACTCTTGATCAATCTACTATTGACAGTATCGCAGATGCCGTTTATAACAAAATTAAGCAAGATACCGTTAAAACTGATAGTTACACAAAAGGAAGAGTTAAAACACTTGAACTAGCATTGATTGAACTTGAAGATAAACTTGATCAATCAGATAAAGAAATTCTTGCTTTTGCACATAAATTTGATAAAGATATTCAAGACGCAGATTCTGCAAGAGAATTCTTTATGAAGATGGAAGATACTACTGAACCAGAAGCCGAACTTGAGAAATTAAATATCAACGATAATATTATTCAAGCAGAAGACCAGGCTGGTGATGAGCAATCTGAATCTACAGAAGTTGTGGACGAGTTCGATCTTAGAGCGGTTGGCGACACCTATAGAGATATTCTAAGGGAGAAAGGATTCAGAGAAGCTAAGGCTTATGTAAAGGGCCTTAAAGATAGTAAAAAAATTCCAGAGAATTTTATACTTTAATTAGGAGAATAAAATAAAATGACTGATTATAGAATCAATCCAGATATGGGTTACAAACCATATAACCAAACAGGTTTCGTAACTCCTGATATTGAGCACAGTGAGGGTATGCGCCCTGCTGGGAACTTCATGCCTGCCAACTACTTGCCACAAGTGCGTTTTGATATCTTCTTCAAAACACCAATCGTAGTATCTGCTGGTAAGCCTGTTGCTTTTGACAGCAATGGAAGATTAGTTCCAGCTGGTCTCGCATTAGAACTTGCATTAGGTGCGGCTTCAACACTTGTGTATTCACAAGCAGACGTAGATCAAGGCACTGTTAACGCAGGGGGAACCTTGGTAACTGTAGGTGAGAAAGTTGTAACATCAATGATTGCTTCTGGTATTACCGTATCAAACCACGTTGGTATTGCTCCATACAACTACTTTAAAGCTCCAGGTGGTGATGGTGAAAACCCAGCAGACTACACATTTGGTGGTTTTAACGCACAACATAAAGTATCCTTCCTTACTGACTATGTAATTCGTTTACCTGTTGCAACAGCAGCTGGGTACGCTACAGCAGTAATGCCTGGTATCACTGCACTGATTGGTAACACTGGAACAGTTAAACCTGGCCAATACATCACATACGATAAGGACTCAAACTTTGTTGTAGCTGATGCAGCTTATGGCAAGGGTGCCAACCCAGAACGTGTTGCCGGAATGGTCCTACAAGTAGAAACAGGAAATCCAGCTCTTATGAATATTATCCGTTCACCTACTGTCGGTACTGACAAATTTGGTGACCCGATGGCTCGTTTGAATGGTACAGCGACAGGTGGGAAAGAGCAGGCAGTTTACTATGCAAATGGCTATGCTACAGCTACAATTAACCTGATCGAAAGATAATAAGGAGATAACAAGAAATGAGTTACTATTCACATGACGAATTACAAGTTCTTGACGAAATCAGAGAACTTAAAGCTGTAGTAGGTTCTGGCGGTAAAACGGCAGAAGGTGTTAAACTTACAGTTGCTGACGCAATGTCAATGCCTAATGCACCACTGGTATTTAGACGCGTAATTACCGAAGTTGTTCAGGAAGCGATTGAGCCTACATTGATTGCATCTAGATTACTTGATCGTATCGAGTATGATGGCTACGGAAGTACCATTACATTTGGCACAATTGGCTCTATGGGTACAATGAACCTGGACATGGCAGAAGGTGGCGAATATCCAGAGTACACAGTTCCTGCAACTGGTCAAGGTAATATGCATGTAAATATCGGTAAGACTGGTATTGCAATCAAGATTACTGAAGAGATGTTGAAGTACAGCCAATGGGACTTAATCGCTCTTCATATGCGTCAAGCTGGCTATGCACTAGCACGCCATAAAGAACGTAAAGTCTTTAACATGCTGAACAAAATTGGCTTCAAAACCTATGATAATATCAACCCAGCCACTGCTGAAATTGGTAGAACAACTGGTCGTAATATCACTGGTGCTGGCAACGGCTCTATGACTGTTGATGACCTGTTTGACATGTATGCTAAGTCGATGGAACGTGGATATACCCCAGACGTAATCCTGGTTCACCCACTTTCATGGGCAACCTTTATTAAAGATCCGGTTATGCGTGAAATGAACCTTAACTTCGGTGGCGGCGGCTGGTGGAATGGTACGCCTAAAAACGTAGCCCCATCATTAAGCTCAATCTGGAAACAACTTGGTCGTACTGGTAAACCTACCTCTAATCCTTCAAGAGAAGAAAGAGAAGGTACACAAGAGTCAATTATCTCTATGCCATACAAGTTCCCATTTGGTAACTTGACAATCATTCCATCGCACAATGTACCGTTCGATCCTATCAACAAAACAACTTCCATCATCATGTTGGATAGTAAAGAGCTTGGTGCTCTGGTTGTTGCAGAAGATCCAACTACAGAAGAATGGGTAGATATGGCTCGTGATATTCGTAAAGTAAAGATCCGTGAACGTTATGGTATTGCACTGTACAACGAAGGAAACTCTGTTTCTGTTGCACAAAATATTAGTATCGAACCTAACGCTCTTGCTCTGCCACCTACTGCAATGGTTACTGGTTTACCTGAAATCATCCGCAAGTAATAAGTAAAAGAGTTACAAAAAATAAGGAGGGTCTAATCGACCCTCCTGAAAATTAAAGAGGTCACGATAATGTCGTATACAATCACACTAAAAAACGGTTCATTTTTCTTTGCTGGGGCAATCGCTATCGTAGGGAATGGTAATAGTGTTACTGTTGAAGAACCACTTGAAGTAAATGTTATTAAGGCTATTAATATTTCACAACTCTCAGGTGTAATTGATTCAGACGTTCCACTTTACGTTGAGGAAACTTTAGAAGCCAATATTTTTATTGAGAGTGAAGTAGCCGAAGAAGCAACCACTCCTGAAGAAGAAACGGACAGTGAACCAACAAAAGTTGAAGAACTGGAACCCGAAAAAAAGGGCGGAAGAAAAACAAAAAGGGGCTAAACTATGGCTGTATCAATAACAGAGATAGTCAATAGCACTAATGAACTGGCTGCATTTCCGTTAACAGGTGATGTGGCCTTTTTCATTTCAGAGTCTATTGATAATATCGAACAAAAAGTAAGAGTAGTAAAAAAGGATACAACTGCACCAAATCTGGCATCATTTCTATATACGCAATTAGGAAGATCAACAGAAGACTATATCCCCGA